GTTCAACAAAACCCCATGTCCGACAGCTGCATCGGCTATCTGCAAAACCTTGGCGGCATACCGGCGCCAGTTCTCACCGCCGAAGGCCGTCTGGTTTATCGGCTCCAGTTCGTCGCCACCCACGGCGATCAGTAAAACATCAAAGAGGAATTACCCATGGCAGATTGCCAGAACAGCAACGAACGTTTGTTCGGTGGTGCCGTTGTGCTTGAAGTTGCCGATGGCTGCAGCGATGTGCTGCCGCAGGAATCGGAATGGAAAGCTCTTGCCGCCGGCACAAGTAAAGGGTGGGACTTCTCACCAAACACTGTCACCTCTGATGCAGATGATGGCGGTGGCTTTGTTGAGAGCATCATCACCAACTCAGATTTCACCATGAGCTTTGAAGGTGAAGTGCGTAAGAAAGGTAAGCTGGACCAGTACGGTGTAGGCCGCTTCATCAAGTATTTCGCTGCTGAACTGAAGGCCCGGCGCCAGCCTGGTATCTGGGTGCGCATGGAATACGGTGAAGTGACATTCCAGGGCTACATGGTCATTACGGCGCTGAGCTCTGATGGAGGTACAAATGACATTGTGACCTTCACCACTGAGTTCAAAGTGGGCGATGCTACGACCATTCAGGTTATCGATACTGATGAGACTGTCGCAGCAACAGGCGTGACAGTAACGCCGGCCACAGCAAGTCTGGCAGTTGGCGCTACACGTCAGCTTACCGGCACTGTACAGCCTACTGATGCAACTGACCGCACCGGCACCTGGACGACCTCGGATGCGACGAAGGCGACCGTCAGCAGCACCGGCCTGGTCACGGCGGTAGCGACTGGCTCTGCAACCATCACCTTCAAGTCAAATGACGGTAACTTTACCGGCACTACAGCTGTAACGGTTACTGCTTCGTAACCATTCCAAAGGGCTGGTTATCAGCCCTTGATAATGTCTATGGAGGCAATATGGTTCCCGCGAAAGAAATCGGTGAATGCGTTATGTCACTCAGCGATCGTGACTACTTCTTCAGGCCTTCATTCATCAACATGATGAAGATTGGTGATCCGGAAGAAGTCGTCCAGGCATTCCATTACCTGCACAACGATGAATTTTCGTCACTGATGCGCAAAGCGATTGATGCTTATGGCAGCGTACCAAAATGGCTTAGCCGGTATGTGGCATCACCTCAATTCAGTAAGCAAGCGGTATACGCAGCAATGAGCGTGCTGAATGCCTGCACAGATGAAGACGCGAGCCCCCTGATTGGCGAGTTGCGGGTTGGCAAGTCAGGTAAATGGTCTTTTGTTTATCGCAAAGGAGCCATGCCGGTAGGTGACATGATCCTTATCGCACAGGCTCTGATTCAGCACGGAATCATTGGCAAAGCTAAAGTGCGTAAGCTTCAGCGGCACGAAGGCGCGCAGGCATCATCTGAATTCAATGCGTTTGAATACATCAGCGCCGCCCGCACGCATTTGGATATGAGTCGCGATGAGGCTGAAAAACTGACGATGACCGAGTTCCAGATGCTGCTGGCTGCGAAGTTTCCGGATCAGAAAGGCTTCACCAAAGAAGAGTATGATGCGGTGGCTGATGACTACCTTGCTAGAAAGAAAAGGAAAATGGCAGCAACCAAGCAGAGCTAAGTCAATATAATGCTATCGCTTTTGTGGCTGCTTTCTTACATTGCAATGTAAAGAATTAATGATAGGATGTTTCCGATTGCAATCAAGGGAAACATTAAATGAAAAAGGTTTTAGCATTGGCGCTCGGAGCGCTTTTACTTTCAGGATGCACTGTACGCGTGGCTGATATGACCGTCGCGAGCACTAAAAATTACAATCTTAATGCCGCCAAGTTTGAAAAAGGCGCTCGAGTTACTGGCGAGGACAAAGCGCCGATCGTAATTTTCCCGTTAGGTATTCCTAATGTTAAAACAGCGATGGACCACGCCATTGAGAAAGACAAGTGTGCGGTTGGCTTAAGTGATGTAGTTATTTATCAGTTAAACCATGCCTTCCTCTTCGGCACTTACGGTTTCCGCGTTGAGGGAACACAGATTATCGATAAATCACAGATTGGATGTGAAAATCACATCTGACATCAAGCCACCTTCGGGTGGCTTTTTCTTTGCGCCATCTTGCTACCACGACGTGCTAGGATTTAACACACTGACACTAATGGGGATAGGGATATGAAAAAACTAATTTTTAGCGCCATTGCTGCGGTTTTGCTATCTGGCTGCGTCTACACCGGCACAAACTTTGATGAGTCGAAGTTGGCAAACGTTCACAAAGGAGAAACCACTAAGCAGGAAGTGATCTCCTACTTTGGCAAACCATCTACCACAACTGTGGATTCAGATGGTAATGAATTGCTGATGTGGACTTACAGCATTGGTAGCGCTTTCGGCGCAGATGCAAAGGTGCTCACAGTCAAAACACATAACGGTACAGTCGAATCCTATTCGGTCAGCAAATCGAAAATTTAAATTCGGTATCGAACACATAACCTCGCTCAGGCGGGGTTTTTTTATGCCTGGAGATCATGATGGCTGGTGCTTATAACGCAGGCAGTATCGTCTACGAAGTTGATATGGAGACGGCCAAACTCATTGTGGCGCGGAGAGAAGTCGATGCCGCGTTAAGTGGTATGAGTGGCAGCATGGGTCGACTCGAGGCCAGCGTTAGCAAAACAGAAAAGTCGATATCTTCCATGGAAGGCGCTGTTTCTAGCCTGACAGGAGTCGCTAAGGGTCTTCTTGCCGCGCTTTCTGTTCATCAGGTGGCGGAATGGGGCAATGAGTGGGTAACGGTAAACAACAAGCTCGTAAACTCCGTACGCACCACCGAGCAACTTGCCGACGTCACTCAGCGCGTGTTCGACATAGCGCAAAGCACACGATCTGGACTTGAAGCGACCGCCACCCTCTACGGTCGCCTTGAGCGCTCAACCCGCAGCGCCGGCACGAGCACTAAAGATCTGATCACGCTGACATCGACCATCAACAAAGGTCTGGCCGTTTCAGGTGCGACAACTGAAGAAGCCAGTTCCACCATGACGCAGCTTTCTCAGGCGCTCGCTTCCGGCGTTCTGCGTGGTGAAGAATTTAACTCCATATCTGAGAATGGCAGCCGCCTGGCTGTTGCTTTGGCTGATTCACTCGGTGTCACCATTGGTCAGCTGCGCGCAATGGCTGCTGAAGGGAAGCTAACCACGGAAGTGGTAGTTAACGGCCTGCTGAAGCAGAGCGACGCAATCGCCAAAGAGTTTTCCAACACCGCGACAACAATGAGTCAGGCGTTTACGATCGCCACCAACAACATCACTAAATTTGTTGGCGAAAGCGCAACCGTCTCGACAGGAATTAAGGCTTTCAACTCAGGGATTATTTCCCTTTCTCAGAATCTCGACACTATCAGCGCAGTGCTCATTACACTAACTGCGGCAATGGGTAGCCGCTTTGCCGGCGCACTGGCTATGGCTACTGCTGCAAAGTTAAAAGACACAGCCGCGACTATCGCATCCGCGAAAGCATCAGAAGTAGCTGCGAAAGATGCTGAGTTAGAGGCGTCCGCTAAACTGCGCCTCGCTAACGTTGAGAAAGCAGCGACCATTCAGACGCTGCAGTTAGCAGAAGGACGCCTGGCAACAATGCGCAGCACTCAGGCATCTGTTGCCGCTGAGGTGCAGTTAGCGGAAGCAGAGTCGGCTTCAATCCGGACTACCATCGCTCAGATTGAGTCAGAAAAGGCACTCGAAGCACAGCGACTACGAGCACAGATTACGGATCAGGGTCGCGTGGCCACGGCTACACGCATGGCCCAACTGCAGCAGGCATCCGCTGCGTTGAATACTCGCTTAGCAGCAGCAGAGGCTGCCACAGCAGAAGCCCGAGCGGCCGCCATTGCCTCAGCAGAGGCATCAGTCAGTGCAGCCCGTCTTGCTGCGGCTGATGCAACTGGCGTGGCCACGGCAGCCAATGGCCGGTATATCGCTTCTCAGGAAGCATCTGTGATTGCTACCCGCGCCGCGTCAACGTCTCTCGGTTTGCTGCGCGGTGCACTCGGTCTGGTCGGTGGCCCCGCTGGCGTAGCTATGCTTGCAGGTGCAGCAATCTTCTATTTTTGGCAGCAGTCCCAGCAGGCAAAACAGGAAGCTATCTCTTTCGCCGATGGCGTAGACCGCCTGACCGACTCACTCAAAGCAATGAGCAATACCTCGCTGCGTGGCACGATCGCCGATGCAAATACTGCATTGCGAGGCCAGCAAGATGTTGTGTCAGACCTCAAAGATGAAATTGCTGAACTTACCCGAAAGAGAGATGAGGCGGAGGCATCTGGGAAAAAGTACGGCACAACGATTGAGCAAGGTAACGGCCTGTTATTGCGTGCAGCCCAACTTACCGATCAGATTAACCAGAAACAACGTGATTTGGAAAACACTGAAAGCAAGTTAGCCAACACCACGAAACTACGCGACGACGCGCAGGTTACGCTGAGCAACAACATGCTGACTGCGATGGGCATTCACGACAAGTTGATTGAGCGTGGCACTACCCTTGAGAGAGTTCAGGGTGCAGTTGCTAAAGCGTTTGGCACAACAGCTGACGAGATCAACCGCGCCACTCAAGCCGGTCAGGAATACAACCCCAAATCACTGCAGGTGTCTCCAGCGACGCCAAAAGGGGATGAGGCAATTTTGGGGCTCGAGCAGCAAAACGAGTTGCTTAAAATTCAGGACGAACGCCTGCGAGCAGTAATTAAGGCTGGCATGGAGCAAGCCAAGGTAACTAACAACCCCAATCAGATTGCGGCTGCCAAACGCCTTGCTGGGGAAAACTTCGATCTACAGCAGGCTGAAGATGCCAGAAAGAAAGCAGCATCAGATGCAGAGTCGCAAGCTAAACGGTCGGCATCATCGGCAGAGTCAGTAGCTGAAAAACTGGCAAAGCTGAAAGAGCAGTCTGAGCTTGCAGGAGAATCGACCCGCCAGTTAAGCAGAGACCAGGCGATACTGACAGCGCAGCAATCACTTGGGGCATCAGCAACCCCAGAGCAGGTTAAGCTTGCTGGAGAATATGCCGCAGCCAAATGGGACACTGGTAATGCAATACGCGCCCAGGCTGCGGCAGAAAAGCTTCTGCCCGAAGCGCGCGAAAACGCTAGCTATAAGCAGGATTTAGAGGATCTGAAAACTGCCTTATCTGCGAAGAAAATCACTCAGCAGCAGGCCGATGCAACAGCCGAGCAACTGGAGAAGCAACACCAGATCAATATTGCCAAAATCCGCGCGCAACAGGCAGTTTCGACTGCGCAGGAAGCCGTTGGAAATGTCGATCCTGTCCAGCAACTCGCAAATCAAAATGCTCAGAAAATGGCGCTGATACAGCAGTTCGAGCAGCAGCGGCTAATAACAGAGCAGCAAGGACTGGCTTTAAGAAATGCCGCCAACACCGAGTATGAACAGCAACGAATCGCTGCGCAGTGGCAGATTTACAAGGCTCAGAACGACTCTAATGAGCTCCTTGGAACTGCTATTGAATCGCTTGGCGGAGGCGCGACCAATGCCATAACAGAGTTATTAAATGGCACGCAAAGCCTTTCTCAAGCTTTCGCTAACCTTGGCACCTCGGTACTTAATGGATTGGTCAGCAGCCTGGTTGAAATGGGTGTTCGCTGGGTGGAATCGGCTGTCATGGGTCAAGCCGCACAGGCTACAGCGATTGCATCTAATCAAGCCACCGCTGCTGCTGCATTAGCTACATCAACTGCAACAGGCGCTGCGTCAGCCGCTACCTTACTGGCCGCTTATTCTCCAGCTGCAATGGCTGCATCGATAGCCACTTCAGGAGGGGCAGCTGCCGCTGGATTAACTGGATACACAACGGCAATGACAGCGGCTCAGACAATGTCATTGGCCGGCATGCGCGAGCACGGCGGCCCTGTCAACGCCAGCAGCATGTACCGGGTAGGTGAAGGCGGTAAGCCTGAAATCTTCAAAGCCAGCAATGGCAGCCAGTACATGATCCCCGGTGATAATGGCTCGGTAATTAGCAATCGGGATATTGGCGGCGGGGGCGGTGCCGGCGCTGGGATTAATCAAACTGTGCAATTCAACATTACTACTACCGGCGGGATTGACGAACAAACTAAGGCTTGGATTGTTAGCTCAATGAAGCAAGTGGCACTTTATCAAATTAAAGATCAGAGTACTCGCCCTGGTGGAATGTTGCAGGGTAGAAATAGGAGATAAGGCGGCTAAGGCCGCCAAATCTCTACAAACGAATTATCTCGCGGGACATCTGTACGAGTTCATATGTTTCATCAATTTCTTCATCTGGAATTATACCTTTCATGCTTTCTTTTGGTGCATCCAGCAGGGCGCTTAATTCTTCTTTTTGTGTGTCGCTAAGCACGGACACAATCAATTGGACTGCATGCCGCAAAGCAAAAATATTTTTCTGCTCAAATGTAAAATCACTCATTCTCTAGCCTCTTCTTTGATTTGATTTGGCATCATACTACGGAGTAACCCATGCCAGAAACTTTCACATGGAGCCCACAAAAGGGCTTCACGGTCTCGCGCGCGCCAAACGTGGCTGTCGTAAAGCTGGGTGACGGCTACGAGCAGCGTCAGACCAGAGGCATTAACCCGCTGATGGACAGCTACTCGCTGACCTTTATCGGCTATGACGACGCGAAGTGCTCGCGACCGAACGCAGCTAAAGCCGCAGAAGCATTCCTGAAGGCACGAATGGCGGTAGAGTCGTTCTACTGGACGCCATCAGATACCGGCTTGCAGAGGCTGTTTGTGTGCCGTTCATGGTCACTGAAGAAGACCGGTAATCAGCATGAACTGACTGCCACGTTTGAGCAGGTACCGCGATGAGAGACATACCAGCAGAGCTAATTATCGAAAGCACTGACTCCGGCGTTGGCGCGATGCTCGACCTGTTTGAAGTAGACCTTCAGTCATTCGGCGGCGATGTCATCCGCTTCCATGCGGGAACAAACGGCTATTACGGCGACGTCATCTGGCAGGGCAGGCAGTACTCAGCCTATCCGATCGCGGTTGAAGGGTTTGAAACAAAGTCAGAAGGCACCTATTCGCGCCCGACGATGAAGGTAGCGAACATCACCGGGCTTATCACCGGCATCAACCATGATTTCGATGATGC